TTTCTATACTCAACGAGCAGGGCAGCCTTTTGCTTTTCATTTAAATCAGTACGTTCATTGACTTCTAATACTTTTTTATTATAATCGTTATTAGCTTCTATTTTCTTTTTCGTGTACTGGTCATATTTATAACCTGATGCATCAAGTAAATCATCTGTAGCTTGTATGCCTTTTTTAGTATCTGCTAAAAACTTTTCTTGAGCTCTACCTGCCGCAGTTGTTACACCAATAAAATCAGTAAACTTGTCAACTAACTTGCCGATAAAACTACCAATTGACGCAAGCCCGGGTATTAAATTCAATACCGCTGCCTTCACCTTATCAAAATTTGCAACCACTAACCCCAACGCCACAACGAGTAAGCCAATGCCTGTGCCGATTATTGCACCTTTTAAAGTGCTGAATGCTTTTGTAACGCCGCCGACTATCTCTCCTTTCAATAACTTGAAACTATCCAACGCCCCGGCAATCCCTGAGATACCCTGCTGCAATGCCATTGCGCTTTGAACTTTCAGCAATACCTTCTCAACTTCTTTTCCTTCACTTCCAAAAATACCCATTGCGCCTTGGAATGCAGAGAAACCTGCCGTTGCACCTTGCAACGCTCCACCTAATGCAACAAACTTTTTATCAGGATTGAATGTATCAGCCAATGCTTTCGCATCGCCAATGGCATCCTTTAACCCTGCCACTTTCTTAGCTGCCGCTTGTGCTTGTGCCGATGTCTCCCCGAACTTCATTGACATATTAACCAAATCGGCAGTTGCCTCCCTTAACTGTTTCTTGAATCCACCAACCGAAGCGTCAGCCTGTGATGTGTTTACATTTATGTCTAAGGCGACTGTTTCTTTTGCGTTTGCCATATTTAATAAGTTGTGTATATTACTCGTAAGAAATCACATTTTACCGGGTCATTCTTTCCCGGTGTAAAATCATAAACCTTCATCAATCTCCAATAACCTCCATCAATAAATTTGTACTTTGAAAAATCTAAATTGTACACATCCGTGTCCGTTAGTTTCACATTGCAGGTTAATAACCGGCTATCCTTGTCCGTTATCTCTGCCATGTAGGGAGAGTAGTAAACGTTGAATTGATTAACAGATATGTCTCCGCTTACCAATGTGAAGAATAGTTCCTTTGGTATGCCAAAGTTTAAGTCGTTACTTGGTGCATCAGGGTCGTTTAAATGTCCTGCATAGCCGTAGTCACTACGGCTATCTAATTGATTTCCATCGCTATCGAAAATTTTCCATACCGCCACCCCTGTTATTTTCTTTGCCTGTAAAATCCTTATGTTGCTGTCAACGTTTTCTTCAACCTGAGTTGGTGCGTTGCCAGTCTGCTTGAAGATAGTGCTATAAACCTTTTCCTCACCTGAATAGCCTACCAACGGCGTTGCAGAAAATATTATTTCTACAGTTGCCGTTTCCTTTGCAAATTCAAAAGCACTATCATATATCCTATCGCCATATCCCTCATTATATCTTTTTTTATATAATTCATTGTAATAGTCACTATCACTTTTAAACTTGAATTGATAATACCTTGAGTTCAACTCACTCATTGGCTTTATCTTTATTGGTGTGCTGCGGTCTATCTTATTGCTCCAATCTTCAACCCCTGAGTAGAAGTCTACATAAGGCTTGATTACTAAATGCTTCTCAATAAATTTATCCTCATAAACGTATAAGTTAAATAGTTTTAATATGCTTGTAAAGAAATCTTTTTGTAAAATATTTATGGGGATGGTGTCGTTTATTTTAATGTCATCTAATCTTTGTACCTCTGTGGGTACTGGCGTTGTTGATATGATGTCCATCTGAGCATCATACAAAATATTTTCCGATGGCGTGAAGTTCCTCTGTATTATCTCATCGGTCAATTGCAGCGTTACCTTTATAGATGTTAAAACTGTCTGCGTTGGGGTATAGGTAAACGTTATATTGTCACTTGTGGAAAATGCACCAATTGTTCCGAATACTGAATCTAATGGCACTCCGGTAAGTGTTGGGCCGATTAATATTTTTATTGTGTTGGTTGTCGCAAATGATATGTTTTCAATATTAATAATATGCTCACCTGTTGTTAAATAATTTGTATCGGATATAACACTTGCATTCTTTACCACTTGCACCCTAATGGCAGCGGTTGTTGCATCTGTCTGCACAGGCTTACTGTACCCTGCCCTAACTAATAACGTGGTGTTTAATGATGTTAACGTTTTCCTGTTGTAAGGAACTATTAAACTTTTAAATCTTGTAGTATTAAACAAATCACAATCATAAGTGTAACCGGCTGCGGCAAAGATTTTATCAATGTACTCCTTAACGAATAACGCAGGTCTGAACGTGCCTATCTTCCAATCGATTTTGGTTACGTCTGAATAATTGCCATAATCAATCAAAGGGTAATACAATCCACTCCCACCTGCTGCATTATCCCAACTTGTAACAATGTTTGTTTCATTGAACTGTTGGTTGTATGCTGAGAAATCCAACTCCTCTATTTTCTTTGCCCCTAATTTTGTTACAAAGCCGCCTAATTCACCGACAACGCTAACCTCATAATCTATTGCCTCGCCATCAATAACTATCTCCATTAAACGAAGTACACCTTTAATTATTAGCAATCCATCTTGTTCTATTCTGCATTGTGCCGACTTTGCAGCGTTGAAGTTATACTTTACATTATCGTTTGTATCGTTGGCATAATTGCTATTATTAAACTCAAATATATTTCCAAACAGCGTGTTGTTGTTGGCAGTACCAGGGATAATGTTTGTTTTACTGAATGCCGTTGATTTACTATCAATGTTTTGCAGGTCATCAATGGCGTAAGTAATTTGATTGCTCAATTGTTGGTTGACATCAAGCGGCAGGTTCTCTATGTAAATGGCTGTGTTCATCGTAGTTGGCTATATCTTATTTGGTTTACTTCTACATCTATTTCTAATGCTTTCAACCTATTAAAAACATATTGCGAATATTCGTAATTGTTAGTCTTAATAATTATCGGATAATAGTAACCATCCAATTGCATGAGTACCTGCGGTGATTGAATCAACTCTGCTGCCCAAACGTACTCAGCATCACTCATGGCATTAGCAGTTAACTTATACATCCAGTCCGATTTATTTAGGTAGTTGGTCTTGCCTTCGTAGTACCTGTTACCGCTGCTGATGTAGTTTACACTATTACCACTTATTCTGTAATCTCTTTGCTCAAATGATTTCCTTTCAACGTTCATATTTAGCTTATTCACTAAATCAAATCTCATCGTTTCGTACATCCCCCACCTATTGACAAAGTGCAATAAAATAGGCGTGTATTTTGGATTGCATTCTATGTTGACCCTTACTTTATCTAAGCTATTAAACCAAACTTCATAGTACCTAACGTTATCGCCTATCGTTATGCCTAAGTTGGCAGCAATTGCAGCCGTTCCAATGTTCATTTGTGCGAAGCCGTATGTAATAGCAGTTGACGAGCCTGTTGCAGTTGCAATTACCGCATTGTTTGCATTATACGTTGTGCATTTTAATTGCAGGTTAGTATTTGTATAAAATGGCATGAATATATTTTCTCCCGCCTGGGCATTGAAACTTAACGGTCTGTTTGATAGCCATTTGTTTAATTTATCCGCTACCGTTACTACCCTGCGTTGGAAAGGTGGTGCAGCAAAGTTGTACGCCTTAGTTGTCCCGGAGGCAAGGTTCAATGTGGTAACACCTGAAAAATCTTCGCCTACTCTAACCTGATAGCTTATTGCCACTTGTCCGCTATCGTTGGGCATGGCAGCGTAAGCATTGCCAACTGGTTCAAACCATTCATAGGTCATTGAATTGCGGACGGTGGGCCCGGCATCAAAATACCCCTTGCCTGTTGCAGGATCGGGATATTGTTTAACCCTTAATTTCTGCACACCGCCTACCCATACATCCCAAACGAATTTAAAATCAGTAACGCCACTATTGTCGCTACTGGCAACGTGCCATAGTGCATCCTGCACCGTTGGTGAACCTGATGGGGAGGTATTTATAGTTATCATTTTCTTTTTACTTTTAAATTTAATATAACATCTTGCTTTACCGCTTTCGCAACGTTGCCTGTAAAATCTTTAAATCCTTGCCTTACTGCATCATTAAAATAATTTCTTGTTTTAATACCATACGTTCTAATTAAATACATCATTGTATCTGTTTGCATATCAATTAACGAAACACCTTTACTTTCTGTACCTACACCCAACGCTACATCTCTTTTTACACTCTTAATTTTGCTTTGATTGTTTTCAATGTATTCTTTGATGCTCCTTCTAAACTCGCCACCGCTTGGCGTTTTAGGTGGACTCTTAAATGAATATGGACTATTGGGTGCGTTCCTTGAACTCCTTGTTCCTCTTACACCTTCATTGACAAAATCAAAATAATAAGGCAAAATTATTTGCACCTGCGTTGGACTTACTACCTCAACATAGCCACCCAATAATTTACCCGAAGCATTTATTTTTCTTTGTTTAATAATCACGTTAAGGTTATTTTTAAGAAAGTTATCGGCTGCACTTTTTAAGTATGCTTCAGTTTTTGATAGCACAACTTCTTGATACATTGATGGGTCTTCACCTATCGTGTAATCATATGTTTTTTGCGCTTCGCTTATACTGTTCGGCATCAAATTCGTTTTTAAATTTTATGTATAATAAATCATTTAAAAAATTAATAACCCCTAACTGCCATACCTGTTCAAGAGATATGTTTTCAAATTCTGCGACCATTTTGGCATTATTAATCCATCCAAATTGTTTATTAAATTGCTCAATAATTCCTCCGCCTCCTCCATCTTTCCCCCCTTCTTGACTATCTCCATCACCAAATAAGGCTGGATAATTTTCATTGATACTTTGTAGAGAGTGTAAAAAAAAACCGCCGCATGGTAAGCAACCTCAAAATCAAGTGATTCAAAATCTTGTGCTATCTCGCTATGCTCCCGGCTATACGGCATCCACTTCATCTTACTCCAGTTCCACCTAACAGGCTCGGCTAATGTTGCCATTATTTTGTGCAAATTCTCAATCACATCAACGCCAAAACTGATTGCTTCAATATACTTTCCTGCATTGTTTGGTTGCTTGTCAATCCTATAGTGCAGCCTGTACGTTCTGCCTTTGCACCTAACCATTTTAACAGGTTCTGTTTTTAACATATTCATGCCAGTTATTTCAAATGCTTTTGTAATTCGTGAGCATAAGAAATTGAACTTTAACATATTTATCTTTTCAACCTGTTCAGGTGTTTTACCTGTGATGCACCCCACCATTTTAATTGACTTATCAAGGTCATGGTCGGTTGACTTTGCGATAAAATAAAGTTCTTGAAATTGCTTAATTGTTAGCTTCATACTATTATAACTATGTTTTTTGTGTTTTGTCAACGAGTTACAAAATATAATATTCCCCATACCCACGGTGCTCAATCCTTGCCTTATTACACAATGCCAATGCGTTCACGCAATCATCATGGAAACCTTGTGGTGCATTGTATCGTACTCCGGTAGCTGTGTACACATATTCAAATACTTCAAGTTCATCCTTAATAGAACCTGCCGGATAACTTATCTCTCCTTTGTGGATTGAACTGGCAAGGCTTTCCATTAATTGCTGTTTGCTTGTGGATGTGTATTTAAACCCTGTCATGGCATGGAAATGCTTTTGTAAATCCTCCACAATAGCATCCCCTACCCCGGTGCTATCAATTATAACAGGCTTGTTTTTTGGGATAGTATCAATAATAGTTTGTTTCGTCTGCATCCAATCCTTTTGGAAGCGATGGAACTGCGTAACGTTACCTGCGGCATCCATCCCAACAATAACTGTCCAGTCTACACTCTTTGCCAAATCAACACCCCAATATTCGGTAGGCATTAATGATAACGGTTTGCAGCACTTGTTGATGTGTTCGCTGCCGAAGGGGTTGGCTGCGTTCTCCATCGGATTAGCCATGTACTCTTGTTCAAAAACAGCATGAGGTAATTGCCTACGTGCGTCATCAATCTCATCCTTGTCAATGTGGGGATTATCGTAGGTAGTGAACTTGAAACTTTCCCATCCCGGCTCGTTCTTGATAAATAGCGAGTAAAAGAAATTGCGCCCTTTTGGAGTTGAAAGGAAGATGGCACTACCTTTGAAGTCGGTTAACGTTGGACGGATGGAGTTCTGCCATCCCTCTTC